CCGCTCCTACCTACTGGGCGGTAAAACTATTTACCTCGACAAGTTGGCGGAGTTGCCCGACAACGAGCTCAACCTTCTCAACATCGAAACGATGGCCTCGCTGGAGGAAGCTCGCCGCGACTACGACGCCCTCGAAAATAAGCAGACCGAAGAGGCTGGTTCTGTCTATCGCCGCTTGAAGGTGGCTGGTTATTTCCAGGCTGCTATCAAGCTGGAGCTCCAGAACTGAACATCCCCTACTACACTGCACCCGTTCTTACTCATGAGCATGTACGTTCTTTCTGAATCCCAGTTCGATCAAATCTCCAAAGCACTCGAAGCAGCACGCTTTGCTCTGGAAACGTCCCAGCACGTTCAGCTGGATCTGACTAAGCCCAAGCAGACCATCCCCCTGCCTGCTGGCGAAAAGCTTGTACGTACATCAGGCGTACAAAAAGCCAAGTCTCAAAGTAAGACTCGTGGGTCCAGCCGCAAGGGACGGCGTGGGGTTGCGGTGTTGACCGAGGCCAAGGTGCTAGAAATTAAGCGCCAGTTGGCTGCGGGCGGTAAAACCGTTGGGGCGATTGCCAAGGAATTTGGCGTTCACATCACCACCATCAACTGCATCAAATGGGGTAAGACGTGGAAGAACGTTCAGCTCCAGCAGCCCACTCCCGTTGTGGTGGCTGATTGATGGCGGTCCTGTGTGATCACGAGATTCACAACCTGGCACGCCGCAATCTGGTATTCCCGTTCCAGTCGGAGCTGGTGAATCCAGCGAGTCTCGATGTGAGACTCGGCGAGAACCTGTTGGTGGAGGAGCCGAAGGTGCCTGCCTTACTTCCTTACAGCATTGCCGGGCACTCGCAGGAAAACCCGTTCATGCTCCAGCCGCATGAGTTCGTGCTCGCGGAGACGTTGGAGGAGTTCAGCTTCCCGGATTGTGTCGCTGGGCAACTGGCGCTCAAATCGAGTCGTGCCAGGGAGGGGATTGAGCATCTTCTTGCCGGGTATATCGACCCCGGTTACAAAGGGCGGCTAACGCTGGAACTACAAAACGCTAGGTCCATGCACGCTGTTCCGCTTTGGCCGGGTATGCGTATCGCACAGATTGTGTTCCACAGGATGTCGATGCTGCCCGGCAAAAGTTACTCCGTTACTGGTCGCTATCACGGTGACACTGCTGTTCAGGCTTCCAAAGGATGAGTAATTCAGTGGACCATCCCTCGCATTACACGGCGGGGAAGATTGAGGTTATTGAGGTTCTGGAGGATTGGGTGCAACATGCGCCTGATGCTCGCGTTGGATCGCTCCAGTGGCAGTGCCTTAAATACCTCAGTCGGATGTGGCTGAAAAAAGATCCGCTGGAAGATGCGATGAAATGTCGCTGGTATCTGAACCGTTTGATCAATACCTTGGCAACGGAGCCGTACCAGAACCGATGAGGTACTGGTGGCGGATTGTCGCCAAGGCGTTGGGGGAGAAAGCGCACCAGCACAATCGGGTCGCTGATCAGGTTGCACTGGTGCGCTTTTGCATCCTGCTGGCTTACATGACTACTAACATTTTCATTTGCGCAGGGGTTATTCGGCATTGGAACAACTGACTACTGTTCCAGACGTGCTTAAACAGCACGCTTTCAAACGTGGTGAGCAAAACTTTGCCGCTATCTTGACGCCCGAGCTGGTGCAGAAAATGCGCCAGTTGCAGGCGGAAGGTTGGTCTTATCGCAAACTTGCTGATGAATTTGATGTTGATCCAAAGCACGCTTGGCGTATCTGCAAAAGGCTCGTATGGAGCTGGGTTGACTGATGCGCTGCGCTAATTGCGATCACGATCGTCTTGATGTGGAGCGCACCTGCCAAGACACGGCTGAGTCGATTCTCCGCAAAAGGAAGTGCCCCAGCTGTGGGCACTCCGTTTTTACCGTCGAAGTAGAGCTGCCTGATGGTGCTGCAATGCACTGCCGGAGGCACAAGCTTCGTCGCTTACCTGGATTTTTACGTGTTCATTTTTCATGATGGCAATCACAATCAGCAGCAGAGCGTGCCAAGGCTGTGGTGCGCAAACGACTAACCCGGTGCTGTGCATGAAGTGTTATCGCTCCAGTCCGGCTGGACGGGAGGAGTTGCGCTTGGATCGGTTGCGCCAGGGGTACAAACCTCAGCCAGATGGTGGGCCGTGCAAGAACTGCATCCACTGGAAGGCGCGGTGCTTGCTTGGGTTTCCCGAGGGTGGGACACTCGCGGCGGCGGTGCTTTGCTCCGCTAGGGAGGTTGACAGCCTGTTAGAGTAGTAGGGTACACGCCCTACCAGGCATGAAAATCCTCCAAGGCATCGAGCACCTCTCCACGCTCGATGATGCAAGTTTTGTTGCGTTTGACGTTGAGACCACCGGGCTCCAGCCGAAGTTCGGTGGTCTGCGGCTTTTGCAGTTGGCCACCTTCGGGAAGGATCCGGTGGTTCTTGACTGCTGGAGTTTCAGCGATGAAGACTGGATCACGCTCGAAGAGTTCTGCACCGTCCCACGCCAGTGGCTGGCGCACAACGCAGTATTTGACCTCGGGTGGTTACAGGAGCACGAGATCTACCCCGAGGGCAAGATCTACTGCTCCATGCTGGCTAGTCGGATCCTCACGAATGGGCTGCCGAACCTGAAGCACGGGCTCCAGCACGTTGTTCACCGCTACCTCGGCCAAGACATTTCTAAGGAAGAGCAGAAGAGCGATTGGTCGGCTGATCTGCGCGTGGAGCAGATCGAATATGCGGCTAAGGATGTGGTGGTGCTGACCCAGCTGTGGGAGCAAATCACTAAAAGGATGGCTACTGGTGCGTTGATGCCGGCCTGGGATCTTGAGTGCAAGGCGCTTCCGGCGATGGCGCAATTATGGCGAACGGGCCTTCCCTTTAATAAGGAAATGCTTGTTCAACTTATTGAAGACCTGGACATCGAAAACGTGGAGGTTGGCGAGAAGTTCATCGAAGACTTTGATGCGGCGCTTCCGCCAGAACACAAGCTCCATCGCGGGTTAGATGGGAAGTTGTTGTACCAGACAAAGCCGGGGCCGAAAGGTAAGAAGACGGACCCGAGTGTTTTTAACCTCAACAGTCCTGCGCAGCTGCTCAAAAAGTTCACCGCTTTGTTGGGTGAGCCGCCGATGGATATGAAGAACAACAAGCCCAGTGCTAGTCGTTCTGCGCTCCAGGAATATGTCGGTGATCATAAGGTTGTGGCGGATTACTTGCGGTGGAAGAAGATTGAAAAGCGGCGGCAGATGGCTGAAACTTTGTTGAAGAATTACTCGGCTGATGGTTTTATTCGTGCCAGTTATTTGCAGCTTGGTGCTGATACAGGAAGGATGAGTTGTATTTCGCCCAACCTTCAGCAAATTCCGCGTGATCCGCGTTTCCGTCTTGCGGTTCAGGCTCCAACTGGCTGGAAGTTGGTTGTGGCGGACTATGGGCAGATGGAGCTGCGGTTGGCGGCGGCAGAAGCACAGGATCCCTTAATGACCGAGGTGTTCCAGCAGGGGGAAGACCTTCATACGATGACGGCGACGCAGATTTATGGGGTTGAGCCGGATGAGGTTACAAAGGAGCAGCGGCAAATCGCAAAATCGGCAAACTTCGGATTGTTATACGGAAGTGGCGCAAAAGGGCTCAGAAATTACGCAGCAGCGACCGGAATCCAAATGGATATTGATGAGGCGGCGGAAGTGCGGCAAAAGTTCCACGCTGCATATAAAGGCATCTCCGCATGGCAGCGCCAAAATGCTGCAGCTGCTGATGCGGCTAAGAACAATCCATCTATCCGCATACGCATCTCGGGCTTGCGGCGGTTTCTACCGGGTGAGCACAACAAAGTCACCACGCGCTGTAATACACCCATCCAAGGAGCAGGTGCGGCAGTACTCAAACTTACTCTCGGCAAATTGTGGCCGTTACTTAAGTCCGACGGGGAAGATATTGTGTGCTTGGCCGGCGTGGTGCACGATGAAATCATCCTGCTCGTAAGAGAAGAACACGCTGATGTATGGGCGCTCCAGCTGCAGACAATCATGGAAGAAGCTGAAGCTCGTTGGTTAGGTGAGATTCCACCCCTTGCTGAAGCTAAGGTCGGGGATAGCTGGCAAGAGGCAAAGTGAGTGATCTGACCGAATACCGCGTCACCATGTGGCCTCGCCACGGTCCCACGCACAATCTGTACCTTGAAGCTCCAGATGCCTATACGGCACGGGAGTATGCGATGCGGATGTGCCCGGACCAAAAGGTGATTGGTATTCGGCGGATTGAAGATCTCAAGAAAGACGGGCTGGCATGAGTCGGCCCAAGACTGGTCGGGAACTGGTGCTCGAATGGCTCAATCGTGAAATTCGTGCGGCCAAAACGGCAGATTTGCAACGGGCTGCCGCTTTTTTGGAGTGGGCGCGGGGTATACGAAAAGGGTGTGCCAAGCAACGGGGTGGGGCGAGGGTGGCCCAGGCCAATGCGTGGCGCAAGCGGGTTGATGACGATGTGCGCTGGTAGGACTACTGTGTCGCATTGTGCTACTGTGTAGCAGAGTACACCGCCGCACATGCCGCTTAACCACGGGAACAAGTACTACTGTCAGCTGCTTCTGGATCCGCACCGTTACAAGTTGGCGGAACAGCTTGCCGTGGCGGAAGGCAAGAAAGTTACGGCGTTGCTGCGGGAGATGGTCTACGCAGCGCTCGAAAAATCTTTGCCGGCTTCTGACTACAAAGCGGCTCAGGCGGCCGATGAGGCTGCATGGCGAGAGTCGGTGAAACGGCGGGTCGAGGGAAGGATGCGCTCCAAGCAAGAAAACAAAGTGTCAGAAACTGACGCATGAGACTCAGTTGTGTTTCGTGATATACCGACGCAGACTAGACAGAGGCTTTAACTTTACACAGTAGTCACTTGAGAGCAATGACGCGCTATGTCGTCATGGTCGAGGATCGCTGGGTTACGGCGGTTTACGACTCTGGTAAAGGAATTGGTTTCACCCGATCCAAGGAGGATGCATCCTCGTGGGTCACATATGAGCGAGCTGTCGCTGCGGCGAGAACTGTTGCTCAGTCTTTTCACTGTGACGCTGCTGTGCATAGCGTTGATGAACCCGCGTACCCCAAGTCATGGAAGTAGTGCCATTCCAGGAACAGCAGGACCCGGAACTTCGCCTCGGTGAAGGTCGCTCACGTACCAGTGCAGCAACTGCGCAGTTATTTGAGCTGAAGATTTGGTTGCCGGGTCAAGGTGCCATGCGGGATCTCGTGCGAGCAGAGTCGCTCCAGCAGGCGATTGAGTTTGCCCAAAACCGTTACCCGAACTGCAAGGTGGAGGTGCCGACGACGGCGGCGAAAAAACCTAGGCTGGCTCGTGCCAAAAATGGGCCGCGTGAAACGGCCCGCAGGCGTCTCAAACTCGTGGAGAAAAGGAATGAGCCAGCAGATCGCTGACTGGGCACGTCAATCGTGGGGTGAGGTCATCGTGGATCAAAACCGCGCTGACCTCATGGATAAGCTCTATCTGTGGGATGGGCGGGACAAAAAGGACCACCCGTACCACAGCACGTACACCGGGCTGTACCTGAAGTACACCGCTAACTAGGCGGAATCGCGGTCCATCCCAAACTGCTCGGCCAGGTTATCCGCTGCCTCGCGGATAGCCCAGGCCGCTTTTGTTTTTTCCAGCTGGTGCAACGTGTTCAGCACCAGTGCGGCTTCAAGAAGGCCGCGATAGTCCTGTTTGTTGAACAGGTCAACGAGCCAGCGGTCCTGCGCTGTTTTGTGGAAGCAGGATTCTGGGGTGTGTTCGATGGGGCGCATGGCTAACCTCGGCGGATACGCATGAACCAGCCGGTGTCGTTGCCTTCGATGAGCCAGCGAGGCAGCCAGTTCTTTCTGGAGTAGGCAATGCCGGCTCCACCCTTGTTGCTGACATAGCCGCCGTTAGCCAAGTTGGCCTCACCGTATGGATCGTTGTGGATGAAATGCGTTGGTGTATATCCCACCACGACGCTCCAGTGGCCAGTGCCGCTTGGGTCGGAAACAGGTCCTTTATGCAGCCAACCCACGGGAACCGGATAGCCATTGGCTATTTCCGTTTCCAAATCTTCGACAGTGCCATCCATTTCGAAGGTGGCGTTTAGCCCCAGTGCTTTGAGGGCGGCGATTTGTGCTTTGGGGTCGGTGGTGTCGCCAAAGCGGGCGCGGAGTTTGTTGTATTCGTAATCGCCGGAAATCTTGCCGTAATAGCGGGCCACCATTGCGCAGCTGGAGCTAAAGCACTGGCGATAACCCGTCGCTCCATCGTCAGGTCCCAGCTGGTATTCGTAGGGGACCTTCAGTAGTTTCTGGTTTGGCGGGACTGTCGGTTCTGTTCCAGCGTGTTGTTCCATCAGCTGGATCAACTTGCCGGGATAGTTGGGGTCAGTTGCGTAACCTTCCTTGTGTAACCACTTGGCGGCTTCTTCGCGGGTGGAAGCGTT